AATAAATCAATTTTTGGAGGATTGTTGGGACGAAGAGATCTTATCCAATTGATAGCTGTTCCTAATTCTGCATTTCTATATACACCATTTGAAGGATTGTATTCCCCCCAAACAAAAGGAAGACGTATTGCATCAACCACTTCATTATCAACTCCTGTAAGAGCATCTGTAATGAGTTGTACTTGATTGTTAGAAATGTAGGAACGTTCAGGAGCATTAAAATCTATTCCTACTCCTGTTGCATTCACTACAAATATTAATTCAGAGGTACTTGGTCTTGCTCCGTTGTGTGTGGTGTTAAAGTTTAATATTCCTTTTCCAGAACAACCACTACTTGACATTTCTATTCTGTAGGATTTATTAAGCGTAAGAGAAGCAAGATCAATAGAAAATGGATTGGAAGCTATAGGAACATCTCCACTTAACACCATCGTTCCACCATCAAATATTTCATAATGAATGGGATTTACTCTACACGCATCAAAAGTAACTCTATAAGTACTTCCTGACGTATTGGTAACTGAAAGTATAGTGAAATTCTGTTGAGAACATCCACACGGAGCTAAACAATCTATCACAATATCAGGATTGTATGTATAAGTGCAATTACTGTCTGCAACATTAGTAATTGTAATGCTGTAAATAGTATAATCACCTACAGGAGGATGTAAAGTGAATTTTCCTGCTGATACGGTAACAGTTGTATTTGGAATACTTATTGAAGCATTATATACAACATTAAATGTTCCTGTTTCGTTAATATCAAACTCTAAGGTCATTTTCTCTGAATTAATCAACAAGATGCTTCTTCTTAATAAAAAATACTAAATAGAAACATCCTGTTTATGATTTATATATTACATTACGTTGTTAAGTCTCTATATAACAATAATTCATTATCAAATAATTTTGTTAAATAGATGACACTATGCTGAGTATAAATTTTTACCATTCCTGTTCTGCTTCTAATAGTAACTCCACTTGTAGGTGTAATTGTTACTTGTCTTGTTCTGTATTGTAAGGATTTTATTTCTTCATTTACAAGAATAGATTGAGAAACATGAGTGGGAATAGTAAAAACATTTGGAGAAAATCCAACATTTAAATATGCACTCTTAGTTTTTTCCGCCAGAAACAGTGTGATACATAAGTGTTTCAACCAATGAATTAGATGTTTCTTTTTATTGCTCTTAATTGAGCAATGTTTGTCACTTTAGTTATCCCCATTGCTTATAAACAAGTGCGCTACCTGAATGAAGGGTTACTATCGTTGCAGCTACCTCACTTGCCATTGCAAATTGTATATTTCCTGATGTAGTGCAATTAAAAATAATATTTGCTTCAATATAATTTTTAACATTTATTACTGTTACACCTGTTGTTATAATTTGAGATGTACTTGTTGGAGCAGATGATAATGCTGAAATAGGTATTTTTAAACCTGTTGCTACAGCATTAGCAGCTACAGAGGCTGCAAAAAATCCTCCTATAGTTCCTGCTGCTGTTGCTGAATATACTCCAAATGATATTCCTGTTGTTGTTGTATTTGAAGAAAACATTGCTAAAATTTCTATTTTATACGTTTTTCCTGCAACCACAGGTACTACAAAACCAGTAACATCGGCATAAGTAACTACACTACTTGTTTGATTTGCAGCAAGACTTATTAAAACCTCATCTGCTACATAGCTCCCTTGTTGATTTAAAAACAAAGAAGCACTTCCTCCAGTAGCAAGAGTAACACCATTAACAGATTTATTTGTAAGAGCTTCACTACCTGTTAATGTAGCATAAGCACTTGTTTATAAATTAGGACTTGTTATAAAAGTAGGAGCTTGATAACTAATTGCCGCACTTGTTACGGTAACATCTGCATTGGTATCAATAGTGATATTTAATCCCGATTTATTAGTTATTCTTTTAGTACCTGTTACACCTACAATATTAATAAACATTCCTACTCTTAAATTTGTAGCACTGTTTACTACTAAATCTTTTGTTCCTGTTGTAATACTTCCTGTAACTCCTGTTAATGTACCAAATGTGCCACTAACTGTACAAAGTGCAAAATATGGACTTCCAGAAGTGGGATTTGATTTATTTACCTTATCTCCTACTAAAAAAATACCTTCTGTAGGTGTTCCTGTGTGATCAATTTCTACATTTATTCCTTTATGAAATCCTTTATATACACCAAACCAACCACTTCCATTCATCCAAATCTCATTTCCAGAATTTGAATCTATGTCACAATTTATATAAGTGTTATTTTCATATATTCCTGTTACAGCATCAGTATCTGCGTAATAATAAGCAGCCCTTGTACAATTGATAAAAGTACTATCTTTTACCATTGCTTTTGACCATCTTCCTGAAATTGCACTATCATAATTAACTCCCCGACTAAAATCAGAAATTGTACAATTATCAATTTCTACTGTTTTTTGATTAGTTGTGTATATGTCTATTCCATATCCTCCCGCTGTTTTACCCAACCCTTCAAATCTACAATCTTTTACTAAAATTTTTGTACTTGCATTTAGTCCTGCATCAATAAATAAAGTGCTATTCCCACTTGTTCCGTTAGACGCTCCTTTACCATAACACCCAATTAATTCAATTAATTGAACTTGATTAATGTTGTAAAGGTCTATTTTAAAAGAACTGTTTGTTGAATTAAAAGCATAGCAGTTTTCAAGTCGAACATTGTTTGTATTTTGAGCTACGTAAAATCCAACTAAACAATCACTGACAATATTATTTGTAAAAATACTTCTTTGTGTAGCAACCCAATCATTTTGTGTAATAGAAATACCTGCACTTGTAAGCACATTAGAAACCTTGTTATTAGCAATTATATCTCCTTTGCCAAGTCCTATAAACAACATTCCTCCTTGCAAAGACCCATCCCAAGCATTTAATCCAACCTTATCAATGATGTTTGAAGTGATAACAACACTTCTACTTAATGCTCCTGCACCATGACCATAAATACCTGTGCTACTTGTTTTTCTAATTGTATTTCCATGAATGATGTATCTTCCTGCTAATGTCCCTCCATAAGAATAATGGATTCCGTGTCGTCTTTTCCCTGCTCCGTCAAAAAACCCATCTTCTACTTCTACTCCGCTAACATGACAAACAATGAAGTTGTTAAGAATATGAACATCGTATTCAGCGTCTCCAACTAAACTAATACCTTGTGAATTAGTAGAATAGCATTTGTTTCCTTCAATAATCCCATACTTACCTACATGGGTATTACTATCAAAAGAATAAGCAATTATATCACCTCCTGTATCATATACATATCTATTGGAATGAAAGTGATTGTTTATGATTTTATAGTTTTTTACATTTTGCAAATACAATCCATTAGAATTGCAATTAAAAATCTCTGTATTTTCTAAAGAAAACCCAACAACTCCTGATACATACACTCCATTATTTAAAGAAAAAGTACTTACGGTTGCTGAATTGTTTCCTTCAATTTTAATACCTCTAATTCTAACTCTGTTAGTATTGCTTATTTCAATGACATTTTTATTTAATGTCACTTGTCTTAACTTTCCTGTTCCAGATATTGTAATAGGATTTTGAATTAAAACCGTATCCGTAATTCTATAATTACCATCTAATACAAGTTCTTTTTGATAATTGTATGCGGCTAAAACTGCTTCGTTTATAGCAATAATGTCATCAGTACTATCGTTACCAACTGCACCAAACCATTCTGGTCTTACTACTACATCAAACACTCTCTTATATCTTGCACTTCCTGAAACTAATACCGTTCCAAGATTGTCAGCAGTAGTGGTATCCGTAGAATCATATATAAATTCTCCTTCCTTACCACTATCTGTGATGTACACTTTAGGATTTAGTCTTACATCTTGTGTTGTAAAACTTCTTACTTCTGCTACTGTTTTGTGTGCTATTCCTATTTTCATGTTTATTGTTTTCTTTTACTAAATGATATAGAATGTACTACCATTTGAATGAAACTTGTATGATTCTAAACTTGCTATTGTAAATGTTTGTGCTGCTACTCCATCTAAATGTCCTGTTACAGTCATATTCCCTCCACTAACATTCTTCACTACTAACATTAATTTGTTTGTTGGAGAAGGAAGCGTGGCGACTGTTCCTGCTGTATCAAACACCACAGTTCCATCTGTTGTTGCTGATAGTGAGGTATTAGCACTCACTACACGAATGTTATTGGTTGGATCACTTATTGTAGCACTTTCTAAAGCTGTTTCTAATGATTGTATAGCTGCTTTTACAGTGCTACTATCAGGGATTGTTGTCCCTGTAAATGTTCCTAATGTTGTTGCATTTGAAGCTACTCCTGAAAGTGTTGTAATATCAGCAACATCTGCTTCAAGGGCATCTGCATCTACAGCTTGAGTTATAGTTAAAAATCCAAGCTTATCAAACTGTGCAGGAACCATAAGTCCTGCTATTGAAGTAGTTGCTGCTAAAATTGTAGCATCACTGCCTGTATCACTTACAACTATTCCATTTGTAGCTGATGAAGTGTATGTTAAATTAGTAACTCCGGAAGTAGCTCCAACATCTACTGTAACTACATTTCCTGTTCTTGAAGCACTTATTCCATTTCCTGTAAAATTAATTTCTGTTACAGTTGCAGAAGTTCCTAAATTAGTTCCTTCATCTTTAAATTGAATACCTGCTTGTTTTCCATTCCATGTAGCAGAAGATGCAATTCTTCCATCTGCTAAAGTCCCTGTCCAACCTACTGTAATGGAAGTAGCAGCTAATAAAGCTGTTGTAGGATTTCCTCCTAAAGTAAGAGTTACATTGGTATCATCTGTTTTTGTGAGTGCTGCTCCTCCTGTAATACTTGATGCAGCAGGTGTAATGGTTACATTACTTATTGCAGTGATAAGTCCTTTTGCATTTACTGTAGGAACTGCAACCTGAGTAGCACTTCCAAAAGTTCCTATATTTGAATTTACATTTGCTAAAGTACCTACTGCTGTAACGTTTCCACTACCATCAAAAGAAGGAGATGTATAAGCTAAATCTCCTGTTATTGATATGGTTCTACCTGTTGCTAAAGTAGCTGCTGAACCAGTAGTGTTTTGATTTAGAGTAGGAAAATCTCCTGCTACTGCTATACTTGGAACACCTGTACTAGTTGTATTTTTAAGAATACCTGTTGCTAATCCTGCTAGATTAGTACCGTTAATACCAACTACTGTTAATCCTACAGAACCTGTGGCATCTCCTGTATGGGTAGCATTAGATACTAACCCACTATATAATGTATTAACAGCATTATCTCCTGTATTTGTTCCTGTAGCAGTTCCTCCTCCTGTAGCTACATCTGCATCAGAAATAGCTGTATTTAATTGTGCTAAAGTAAAACTACCTAAAGATGTTGTATTACTTCCTTGTGATGCTGTAATTGCTCCTGTTAAAGCTGCTCTTGTTAATAATGGGGTTGCATCTACATATACAAGAGAAGCATCCACCATAGCTCCTATAGCATCCTGTGCTTGTTCATCAGTGTATGCACTTACTGTTACAGTAGGAGTTAAAGTTCCAGAAGCATCATTATAACTCCATGTTATTCCTGTTCCATTTTGAATTAATGCAGCAACCCTATCATCTGTAGCTTCAGCAAAATCAGTTATTTGGGAAGCAGGTATTGCAATTGTAATGTTAGAAGCTGCGGTAGTAAGACCTTTTCCATTTACTGTAACTTGTGCAATTTGAGTTGCACTTCCAAATGTACCAACATTTGAATTAACTGTTGCAAGTGTAAGTGCTGTTGCACCTGTTGCATCACCTGTATGAGTAGCATTCGATACTAAAGCATTCCAAGTAGAAGCACTTGATATATAAGAATCACCTATTGCTGTACCATTCCAGACACCTGTTGTTATAGTTCCTAAAGTAGTTATAGAACTCTGTCCTACATAAGAAGCAGAAATATCTATAATAGGATTACTACCACCAGTAGATGTAATTCGATTTGTAGTTCCTGATACACTACTTATTCCTCCTGCCGTAGCTGCTGCTAAATTACCATTAAGCTTTTGAATTGCTTGTAGAATACTATCAGTAGGTAGAATAGTTCCTGTTGAAGAAGTAAATCCTGTCAATACTTTACCTATGACAGCACTATTAGAAAGTGTTACGGGTATAGATGTAGTACCACTACCTGTTGCTTCTCCACTTAATGTAATAGTTTGATTAGCAGTTAAATATGCGTTAGTATCTAACGTCCAAGTATCAGTAGCAGTTTTTCTTAATATCCCAGATGTTCCTGCTAAAGCTGCAATTGCTGTTAAATCTGCATCTAAAGGTTGTCCTCCAAGTCCTACTAACGTATAGTTAGGAATATTTAATACATTACTAATTAATGTTGCAGCACCACTATTTCCTGTTGTTGTTAAAGAAGTGATTCTATTATTAAAAGCTGTATTCCAATTAGCAGAAGAGGTTATTCTATTATCAGCTAATGTTCCGTTCCATGTTATAACATGAGCTGTCCCCCCACTTACAATTGAAATATTCGTATCATTTGTAAATGTTTGTACTGCTCCTGTTAAACCATTTAAAGACGTAATACCACCACTTGTTACAGGAGTGAAATATTCTAAAGCTGTACCTCCTGCATTTACTCTTAACTGTTGATTAGCTGTTCCTAATGTAGAAAGTCCTGTTCCCCCTCTTGTTGTTGATAATGTCCCTGTCCATCCTAATGTTAACGATGTCGCTGCTAACAATGATGTTGTGGGACTTCCTCCTAATGTTAGAGTGACGTTTGTATCATCTACTTTTGTTAGTGCTGCTCCCCCTGTTATAGAATTTGCAGCAGGTGTGATGGTTACATTGGTAACTCCTGTAACAAGACCCTTTGCATTTACAGTGAATTGTGGAATTTGTGTTCCACTTCCAAATGTTCCTACATTGCTATTTACTGTCGCTAATGTTAAAGTTGTTGATCCGCTTACATCTCCTATGTGTGTTGCATTTGATACTTTAGCATTGTTAATTGCTGTATCTGATTCTAACGTATCTAAATTTACAGCTTGTGTGATAGTGATGTTTCCTAATTTTGTAAAATCAGTAGAAGACATCAATCCTGCATTTGTTCCTGTGACTAAAGGAATTACAGCATCACTTCCTGTGTCAGAAGTGACTGTTCCATTTAAACTACTTGGGGTATACCCTAAATTAGTAACACCACTTGTAGCAGACACATCAACAGTGAGGGTGTTTCCTGTTCTAACAGCATTTATAGCAAGTCCTGTAAAGTTAATAACATCTACTGTTCCTGCTGTTGATAGATTTGTCCCTTCGTTTTGGAATTGAATATTTGTATGCTTTTCTCCATCTAATTCATTCAAAGCTGTTTGAACTGTTGTAGAAGCAATACTTCCAGCAGGTGTGTTAGAAACATCACTTCCTGCTATTGCAAGCATTGTTTTCACTTGGGAAGCAGTTAAATCAGCAACATTAGCGGTTCCTCCTGTGTTGTTTCCTTTTAGTGTTAGTGTTGGAGCTTGTGCAAGTTTTGTATTGGTGACAACATTGGTTGCTATTGTTGTTGCATTGCTTGCTTGTGAAGCTGTTACATCTCCTGTAAGTGCTGCTCTTGTAAGAAGTGGTGTTCCATCTACATATACAAGAGTGGAATCAACCATTGCTCCAATAGCATCTTGAGCTAACTCATCTGTGTATTGAGAAATGTCTCCTACATATAAGAAATTTCCATCTGTAACTGCTGTATCAAATTGAGCTTTAGTTCCTGTGATTCCAACAATACTCGTTTGATCTCCTGTGTTTGTTCCTGTTGTATTGTTAAGCTTCACCTTATCAGTAGCAATCAAAAGTCCTGCTTCTGTAATTGAAGCTTCTGGAATTGTTGCGTCTGTTCCTGTGTCACTTGCTACATCTAATGTTGTAGAAGTTCTGTTTGTTACTGATAGATTAGTAGCACCTCCACCCCCACCTCCTGCAACATCTACTGTTAGTGTATTTCCTGAACGAGAAGCTGTTATAGTAGCTCCAGTGAAATTAATCACATTCACTGTTCCACTTGTACCTAAATTTGTACCTTCTTCCTGAAATTGTAGATTTACTTGTTTCTCTCCATCAAGTTCATTAATAGCTGCTTGTACAGTAGTGGAAGCTATGTTCCCTGCTGCTGTATTAGAAACATCTGTTGCTGCAATACTTAGCAATGCTTTCACTTCTGATACAGTGAGATCAAGAACATTTGCTGGACTACCAGTGTTGTTTCCTTTTAGAGTATTAGCAGGAGCTTGAGCTAATTTTGTATTTGATACGACATTAGTAGCAATTGTCGTAGCTCCATCAGCAACACTAACTACATCTCCACTGTGATTGGGATGGGTATATAAGTTTGCACCTGTAGCGATTCCATCCAATTTAGTTTTATCAGCAGAAGTAAGGAGTCCTGCTAATGAAGTAGTTGCAAAAGGAAGAGTTGCGTCAGTTCCTGTATCGGAAATAACATCTAATGTAGTAGCAGTACGATTACCTACGGAAAGGTTGGTAACACCTGCTGTAGCATCTACATTTACAGTAACAACATTACCAACTCTTGAGGTGTTGATTGCTGTTCCTGTGTAATTAATTGTAGTGATTGTTCCACTGCTTCCCAAGTTACTTCCTTCATCTTGGAATTGCATAGCAGGATGTTTACCTGCTAAATCCGTTTCTAAGTTTGTAACTTGTGATTGAGCTATTCCTGTTAAATTAGCAACAACAACATCTACATCTATTTCACTGTTTGCTGCGTCATTTGTAACTGTAACTTTATTGCTTCCTGAATTAATGTTTTTAAATTCAAGATTGGTTCCTGTTTTTTGCTTAAACACACCAACTCCTGACACTCCTACATTAGAAGCTGTATTAGCTTCTCCACCACCTCCGCTTGCTGTAACATCAACAGTGAGAACGTTTCCTGTTCTGGAAGCTGTAACTGCTGCTCCTGTGAAATTAACCGTATTAACAGTTCCTGCTACTCCTAAATTACTTCCCTCTTCCTGATATTGAATATTATTCTGTTTTGTATTGTCCTGTGCATCTACATAAGATATTGAAGCAAGACCCGTAACAGAAGGAATGTTTGGTTTGTTAAGTATTTGAGCATCACCACTTACAGCATTCCAATCTGCATTTACATTAACTTCTGCTCCTGCTGCTATTCCACTCAACTTAAATTTATCAGCAGCACTCATCAGCCCTGCTTCTGTATTGGAAGCAGAAGGAAGTGTTGCATCGTTCCCTGTTGATGATGTAACATCCAATGTTGTAGAAGTGCGATTTGCAATTCCTAAATCAGTATTCCCTGCTCCTCCTCCTGTAGTAAATACAAAAGGAATACTTCCATCTCCTGAATTGAATTCCAGTTCTCCACCACCTAAATCTGTGATGTAAGCAGGACGAGGAATGTTTCCTGTTTGGAAATTAGTATTCCAAGTAAAAGGAGCTTCATTGCTTGTTAAAACAGCAGCAGCGTGTATTGTATTTATTTTATTGTTTAGAAACAATAAAATTTCTTGTACAGAGGTTCCTTGTGGAAAAGATGCTACAGGAACAGTAGTAAGAATCTGTGCTGCATTTGGAATGGTTGTGTTGTAATTAAAAGCATTTACCCAGTCTTGAATACTTTGTAACTGCTGCTTAATCAGTGTGAGCTCAACACCTCCATTGCAGCCATTTGCCATTTTTGTTATAAGCTCATATAATCGTTGTTCTATTGATATATCTCCGCACATATCTTATTAAATTATTGAAATTGTTATTAACACAATGAGTACAGGAACTAAAAAAATTGCTCCTACCACAATTAAAAATCTTTTTACTTGTTCCCATGTACTTAAATAAACAACTGGAACAGTTAATCCTATTGCTTTTTCTACATGGTAAGGATCAAGATAGTGAAGTAAATTAACTAATACTTGTCCTAATTTTGTCATGTTTAAAAGTTGGTTATTTATTCCTAACACTTCTGAAATAGTTTGATA